GAGATCAGCTCTGCGGTCGAATCCATCCAAAACTTTGGGATGGCTGAGGTTAAGGCCCGCCACGCATTTAAGACCGTCCGCAGTAGTCAAGAAGGTGAGATCACCATAATGACCGCCATGAGCGAGTGGCGCAGACTTGACCAAATTAGGCGCATGGAGATTGAGGTCAGGGACTTCTTGGTTAAGCAGTTTGGCGAGGAGAAGGGTCTTGAGGAGTTTGAAAAGATCAAGAAGATCAAAGAGGACATGATCTCGCGCCACTCCAAGAGCAAGGACGAGATGGGCAGGGACATCAAGAAGATGCGGGAGTTGCAGATTATGTGCATATTCCTTGCGTCTATGATTGTGACTATTTACTACATAGCCAAGGGTCACCTGTGAGCGAGCAACAGGATACGCTCACCAAGGTCTTAGCCTATGTGGATAGCCCGTTTAAGTTATTTGCGTTGATCCTGATGGCGATCCTAGCCTTTGCGGGGTACATCGTCTACGACCACCGAGACCTAATTGTTGGGACGTATAAGGAACACCAGAAGCTCCCACAGATAGCCGAGGGGCGGGTCGATGACGCGGCTACTCACCTCTTTAAGCACACTAACGCCCAAGTGGTCGCTATCTTCAAGGTCAACCCCTTGATTGGCTCGCGGGTCTTGTACCGCGCCTACACAAAAGAGGGCCGTGACAAAACTATGGAGGGTTTAGACGTTGGCCTATTTACGAGCAACGCCAGCAACAATAAGGACGTAGTTGCGCTCATGGCTAACGAGATCCCCTGCGGTGAGTACAAGGCCGCGCAGTCTGAGGTGGGACTCTGGTACATAGAAAAGGGCATGACCTTTGGGTGTAGGGTAAGCGTTCCCCCAGACCATAGCCGGTTCATAGGCCAGATTACCGTGGGCTGGGCTACACCGCCCGCCAACCTAGACCAAGCAAAAACCATGTTGCAGATTGCCTCAACCATCCTAGCGAAGGAGAAAAAATGATCCCAATCGGTATGCTTTTAGAGGTAGGTAGCAAGATCCTAGATAAGGTTCTACCCGACCCAGAGGCCAAGGCCAGAGCCCAAGTTGCGCTTATGGAGATGCAACAAAAGGGTGAGCTTGCCCAAATCCAAGCGGATATGAACGAGCAAGACAACCTCACTAAGAGAGCTGAAGCGGACATGAAGTCAGACTCTTGGCTATCCAAGAACATCCGACCCATGACGCTGATCTACATCCTGACGGCCTACCTAGCCCTTGCGGTTATGGACGCTATGGGGCTAGACATCTCTGACAACTTTGTATCCCTTCTAGGTCAATGGGGGATGCTAGTCATGTCGTTTTACTTTGGCGGCAGAACCTTGGAAAAGGTCATGGACATGAAAGGCAAAAAAGATGCAGCTAAGTGAGCATTTTTCCTATGAGGAACTGACCCGAAGCGAGACCGCCGAGCGTAACGGCTGGCTCAATATTCCGTCTAATGCGGAAAAAGAGAACCTAATCCGTCTTGCGGAGCTATTGGAAAAGGTCAAGGCTGCGGTCGGGGGGAAGCCCATAATGATCAACTCAGGCTACCGGGGCAAGCAAGTCAATGACGCGGTGGGCTCCAAGGACACCTCCCAGCACCGGCTTGGCTGTGCGGCAGACCTACGGGTTCCCGGCATGAAGCCACGGGAGGTCGTAGAGGCTTGTATAGCGGCCTCTGTGCCCTTTGACCAGATCATCCTAGAGTTTGACTCATGGACTCATATCAGCGTCCCAAACACCCCGGAAACGTCCCCACGCGGTCAGGCGTTAATCATTGACCGGCAGGGGACTAGGACTTACAGTTAAGACGCTTTCTCTTTGCCCTTACGGGCCTTACGACCCCCTTTTGGGGGTTCTTTTTTAGTACAGCGGGGCGCAAGTTACATCGATAACCACGTCCCTAGTCACCCCTCCAACGGCTCTGCGACCGTAGATCACCACAGCCCTAGTCCTAGCCGCCTGACAGTCCTGAATGGCGTTGGCGGTCTCCAAGCGGGTCATGGCGTGGACTTCCTTATCCACGATGAGCTTCTGGGCCGGGGGCGGTACAGAGTAGTCAGCGGGGTTTGTGGCGCACCCAGTTAGGGCGAGAACTATCAGTAGTCTTTTCATCTTTTTTTTCCTTTTGTGAACAAACAAAGCAGACCATCGCGATCATCGCAATCATCCACAGAACAAAGAACCAGATGTCGGCAGCTACTAAGTGAGAGATAAAAGTCATGGTTCACCTACCTCCTTAATGTTGACTATTACTTGAACTGGTTTGGCCTTGTAGTACCAATACAAGTTCCGACTAAGCCACTCATTAGCAGCACGCTGTGTTCTAAATGTGAGATTCTTAAAGGCTTCTTGCGGCATCGCACCATGTTCTATCTGAACGTAGCGGCCTCTTGAATCCTTAAGAGCCCAGCACTTAATCCTGTCCGGCATCTGATTTTCCGATTGAAGTCAGGGCTTGCGATAACTGCCAGCGCATATCCAAAATAATCTGCGTAATTTTTTCGGTATCGGAAAACGCCGGGGTTCTGGTCAGGCGCTTTAGTTCCGACAGGTTTAGGTCGAGCTTAATAATCATCGAAGAAATATCTTCCATAAGTCCCCCTAAAAAGGCACGTCATCAATTAGGCCGGTGGAGTCAAAGTTTTCTTTTGGCTCCTCGCGTACCTTGTCTCGCGGGGCTCCAGCAAACTCAAGCTCATTTAACCGCGCTCTGAGCGAAGTACCGGTCGTTCCGTCCTTGCGCTTGTATTCCTCAAGGTGTGGCTCAGATAAGGTCACAAAGAGGCTCTGGCCCTTGATTAGGTGAGATTGGAGCTTCTCCACGCGGTCACCCCACATGGTCGCAGAGATCCATTGCGTAGGCCGCTTTCCGTCCGCGCCTTTCTTGCCGTAGTCCATAGCCAGCGACAAGTCCATGACCGGTTTTCCATCACCGGTATAACGAATTGCTGGGTCTTTGCCGATACGAGCTAATCCAATTAGTAACATTTTTAATCCTTATCAAAGTAAACTGCTTTGTTGTTGTAGAAATCAAAGAGCGCCTCACACTCAGCCAAGAACTGCTCTGCTGCGTCCTCAACCACCTTGATTTCCTCCGGGGTGGGTTTGAACTTCTTAATGAACAAGTCCTTGCCCTCACCCATGCGCGGGTCGTAGGAAACAAACCAGACCGCCTTACCCGTGACCGCTGCTTGCAAAGTCATCTGCGGTTTGTACTCCGCAGGGATGGCTTGATTTGCGATATATTTCATATGTGTCTTACTTTTGGGCGCTTTGACTTCTATGAGCGAGCCGTCAGACACGAACCCATCAGGTGAACAGCCTAAAAACGGTATACGCGGGTGGTCTATGAACCGAGTGTCGGTAACTATCAGTCCGGTCACGCTTTCAAATCTTTCCTTTGCCGCAGCCTCTTGAACAACCCCCCACTCCATGTCCGAAGTTGTGTATTTGTCCGCAAAGGTATTGGTGATCCGTTCCGCGACAATCTCATACCGAAGGTTCTCGCGCTCCGTGGACTCTTTACCAGACTTTAGGAAGTTCATAGCCGCCGCCATACGCGAGGCCGTGAGCTTGCCAAGCCGGTCGTTCCACCAGTTTCCATCAAGCTGGAATGGGTTGGCCTCACGCATCTCTTGGCTCCCCTATTTTCAAAACACCTTTAGACTCTTTGAGTTCTGCGCCCTTGTGCGCGGCCTCAGTCCTGACCAGCTCACGTTCCTCCGGGCTCAGAGCTTTCCAAAAGACCGAGAGGATCTCAGGGCTCGATGCCTCATTGATTAGTTTGACCAGCTCCTCTTTAGTTTTGGTCGCACGTTTTTTAGGCGTAGCTTGCTGGTGTATAGCGTTTTGCACCTCATTCGCGGAACCGAACTCCATGCCACCCCAGCCCGCAGCCGCCAAGCACCGACCGATTGCGCTGGTCTCTGCGTTTTCTAAAGCGGATGTTGAGTTGATTTGGCTAGAGGCTCTGAACTCCTCTGCGTGACCCGTAGCGATGCACTTGCCCAAGTCTGTGTAGATCCGGGCTTGCATAATCACCACGGTATCGTCTGCCTTGATTATTTCGGTAGACAGTTCCCAATCTGGGTGAGCCTCGCGGAACTTCTGAACCCGCAACGCTACGGTCTGGTATTCCTTGCCTCTGATATTAACTATGCCTGTGTTCAAGTTATTCTCCTTAGATAAACATTGCTAAAACTGCTACTAGCGCAAGTAGAGCGCCACCTATTAAATCACCAAATTCGTCTTTAGTCATGGTTTTTTTCCCATATAAACGTAACGAGCGTAGCGTTCTTTATTACGCACACACATGACCGTGTTGATGGCCATACCCTTGGAGCGCAGATTAAAAATAATGTCTGCAAGGCGTGTGGCGCGATACTTTTGAATTGCTTCCCACGATGTAATGTGGCCGCGTGTTTTCAGGTGCTTAACTACTAGATCAGTTTTGCTCATCGTACTTTCTCCTTAGATTATCAAACTCAGTTGCCAGCTCGATTAAGCGGGCTCTAGACTTCTCAAACGACTCCGGGTCACGCATAAAACTCAGGTCACGAACTGCTTGGGCTACACCTAAACATCTGTAAGCAATCTGGTCTAGGTGAGAGGTGGTGATTCTTTCTTCTTGCTCTTGTTGCTCAAGTTCTTGCTGGTGGTGTTCTGCGTCAGTCATTTCGTTGCCTCACAGTCTTGGTGGTCGGTTATAAAACGCTCAAGGCAGTCATGGTCGGACGTAAAGATGCGACCTTTGCAATGAACGCATTGGTGGTAATAGCCTTGGGGGGTTGTTACTCTGAGGACGTGGTCAACTGGATCGTCTCTGTATATTGACCAAGCGGGTGATGTTGTCATTTATTCTCTCCGATAGTGGGGGCCGAAGCCCCCGTGAATTAGTTTTTGCAATTAGGTGTTACGTTTGGAAAAAATCTTGCTCGATGGTATGCGGAACCTTGCTGAGTTCCGGGGCATCCACAACAAATTATTAGTCCGTATGTCTTGTCTTTATAGGCTTTGTGAAGCTTTGTGCCGTTGCCAATCTTTACAGCGCCTCGGATGTCTTTGGATTCTGTGTTCATTTATTCTCTCCGGTTAGTACGATCAAGTGACCGTATGAGTAATTATCCAGATTAACAAACTGTTTACAATAGGGTTTGGCATCTTTTTTCAATTATTTTTAATTCCCCTACAACTTGTGGGGTTAATCTATCTTGGACGTTATTGGAAACCGTATACAATTTCGTGGTCGGAAGTGACGCTCCGGTGTTTGGCAGAGACCTAGTACCCAGAACCCTTTAGTGGGGGCTTGTAGTCATCGTTTGGTCTCTGCCCGATGCTGGCCTGTCAAGCCCAAGTCTCCACTAAAGGGTTTTTCCATTTCCGGCTGCGCGAAACGCCAGCTAAGTCTAAAAGGCGGGGATGGGATAGAGGCCGTGGAATAAGTAGCCACGGAGCCGGGGTCGACACCCGCTATATCCGTCTAGTAGTGGGCATGGCTACCTAGAGTACCGTTGTTACGGGATACATCTCCATGCAAGGCTGGCAAAAACCTGTTTTTGCTAGTTGGTCGTTCTTTGGTCTTGAGGTGCTTGCAAACAGTTTATAAAACATATAATCTTGCAAAACAGAACTTATCAAGGTGAATAATGAACCGCGAAGATATAGAGAACTTGGCCTTGGGCGTAGGAATGATCCGCATGGATTTGGACGGTGTAAAACCCCTGTGGACGGCCTCAAACGCTCAACTGGGTAAGCTGGTTGAGACCGTGGTCTCCGAGGTCAAGCAAAGCGCCTCAGAGTACGTTGTGCGGGCCATTAAGAAGGCTGTCGAGTACGAGAGAGCCGAGTGCGCCAAACTTGCGGGGTATGTGAGTAACGAAGCCGCCAAGTCCATCCGGGAGCGTGAGAATGACTGACTTTGAGACTTTTTGGAAGGCTTACCCTAAGAAGAAAAGTAAGCTCCAAGCCCTCCGCACTTGGGAGAAGCTCGCCAAGATTAGGCCACCGATTGAGGAGCTATTGGCTGCGATTGCGCGGGCTAGGAAGTCTGACTCTTGGGCCAAGGCCGGGGGCCAGTACATCCCCTACCCAAGCACATGGTTGAACGATGGCGGCTGGATGGACGAGGAGGAAGTTGACATGAAGGACATCGTCAACGACAAGCCGTGGCATGAGAGCTGGCCCGGAATCCAAGCCAAGGGCGCGGAGCTGGGGGTCATCGAGAGCAAGTTCTCTAGCCCGCAAGACTTTAGAGCTGCGGTGATCAAGGCCGCCAAAGAAGGTCTGAAGGTTGCATGACCTGTGAGAAGTGCGAAAAGGACTCCCGGATCTTTGATCTGCAATGCCACGGTTGCCGAGATAGGCTGGTCATGGGCATAGACTGCAAGGTTCTGCGCGAGATAGAGGCCAAGTACCTAGACATGAAATTTGGGTTCCTACCGGACTACAAGAAGGAACCCCATTGCGGTTGCACCACGGTCTGCCTGAGAAAGTCTAGGTTGCGTGAACAATAAGCTCACCGCCCCTCAGAGACGGTACTTGGCAGCGGTCAAATCCTTGCCTTGCGGGGTCTGCGGAGCCTCAGAACCCTCTGATGCCCACCACATAGAACAAGGGCTCCAGTACACCTGTATACCCCTTTGTAAGGACTGCCATCAGGGTTCCCACAACGGAATACACGGTCGCAAGGCTATTTGGAACGTATTCAAAAAGACTGAAATGACGGTACTCAATGACACAATCGAAAAGCTCACCCGCTAGGCTTACCCTGCCGTGGCCCCCCAAGGAGCTGAGTCCAAATTACTCAGGCCATTGGGCTCCACAGGCATCAGCCAAGAAAAAGTACCGGTTTGCGGTCAGGATGCTGGCCCTGCAAGAGAGGTGGGAGATCCCGGAGGAAGGGCCAATTTATCTGGAGGTGGAGTTCTATCCCCCAGACAGACGGCCACGGGACAAGGACAACATGGTTGGTGCTTTCAAGGCGGGGCAAGACGGACTTGCGGACGCTTGGAAAATCAACGATAAAAGAATTGATTGCACATACAAAGTGAGCGATCAAGTAAGCGGTATGGTCAAAGTTAAACTTTTAGGAGAAAAACCATGAAAAAGCTAGTCGCAGTAGTTCTGTTGTCGGTTACCGGTGTTGCCTTTGCAGCTTGCCCCCCATACGCACCTTATGGATGCCAGCAGACAGCAAGTGGGAAGATGCTGTGCGGTTGTGGTAGATAATTAAACCGGGAGGCGTGACAACTGATTGCAACGTGAGATCCGGTTGTTGTACACAAACGCCTCCCATTAACAGTTTATAATAGCG